TTTAAACTTCCTATGGGATTAGGTGATGATATTTCTAAGGCTGGTAAGTCAATGAGATCAATTGGAACCTTCGTTAGAGATACAATTAGACCATTTACTAAAACTACAGCACAAGCTGATAAGCTTAGAGACGCTGTAATGTTGATGGTACGACCGTTTAAAGTTTTTAAAGAATTCTTTAAATTCTTCTCTGCAAAATTTGGTCCAATAGGTAAAGTATTAGGTAAACTCTTCTTACCAGTTACAATCATTATGGGAATCTTTGATGGTATCAAGGGTGCTATATCAGGTGCTGAAGAAGAATCAGGCACCGCTGGTAAATTCGTGGGTGGACTCATGGGTGCTATATCAGGTATCTTAGTAGGACTGGTTGGTATGCCACTAGATCTATTAAAGGATTTAGTCTCTTGGATTGCTGGTAAGATGGGAATGGATGGAGCATCTGAATTCTTAGATTCTTTCTCATTCAGTAAAATCATTGGTGGAGTATTTGATGTAGTCAAAGACTTCTTTATGGCTATTGTAGACTTCTTTACTGATCTCTTTAGTGAAGGTCCTTCTGCAGCGTTTGGTAACCTAGGTACTAATATTAACGAATTGTTTAAAAAGATTCTAAGAAGTATTCTACCAGATCCTTCTGTTGAACGTGCGTGGTATAACCCTATTGGTTTCATACAAAGAGCTATTCCTGATGGTCTATATGAATATGCGGGAATGGATCCAAAGACTGGTGAAATTGATGCTCAGTATAAAGAAGCTATTGATGCTGAAGTAAAGAAAACAGGTGAAGACCTTAATGCAGGAAGTATTGATGCTGCAGATAGTAAAAATGCGTCACAAGGTGTAACTGCAAATACTGTTGTCGATAGCTCATCTAAGAGATCTTCTAATCAAACCATTAATATAATGGGCCCAACCACTGGTTTAGCAACAGCTAACGAACTTAGATTTCAGGGATAAAAAAACCCCAGCTGCAGCTGAGGTTTAGTGGCAATTTACTCTGTAACTTATCTGTAAAGGTTTTCGTTACTTTGTCCGAGCGGAAGGACGCCAATCGACTCTATTTTATTCCCTACGACTTTACTGGGTTTTAGTTATCTTGCGCCAATTTTGCGAAGTAGGATAAGGTATCATCCTCATTTCCTTCACTTGCCGAAGCAATTGGTGCAGATTCTGCTACCGTCTCACTGGGAGCAGGTGCGTACTGCATATCCTCAGGGGCCATTGAAGCTCCTGCATCCACGCCTAGTACTCTATTCATCTTAGCCTTGAGTTCAGCATAAGTTTTATAGTTTTCAGGTTTAGTAAAATCCGAGAGGTTATGTAATTTATTATAAATTACTTCCAATGCCTCTTCTTCACCACCAGCTACTGGAGCTGCTGCTGCGAATTCAGACTTATCATAGTTTGTCCAACCTTCGACCTTTCTGATTTTGATCTTAAAGTCAGCACCTTCCCAAAAATCGAAAGGGTTCACTGGTTCTTCATCTTGGAACTGAGGTTGCATTTGGTCCATAATCTTATCAAAGATTTTTTTACCAAACTTGTAAAGATATACTTTACCTTCAGCCTCTGGGTTCGCAGAATCAGATACCACCATAATGTTAGACACATAATGTAAACGTCTTTTCCTATCCCTAGCGGTTTGCTTATCTTCTTCTCTACCAGAGTTCCATAGTAAACCATTGGATTCACTAACAGGATCTGGTTGTCCGATTGAAGTTAAGCTGTTTTCGATATACCATAAACCAGTAGGTCCTTTGAACCCATGATCCCAATATCGTACCCAAGGTAGATCCTCACCTTCTTTCGCAGGAAGGAACCTAATAACGGCATAACCATTACCAGCTTTATCTTGAGTAGGTTTCCAGAAGCGATCATCCGCGTATGATTTCGTTTCTGTTTTTGTTGTAACTGCTTCCGCAGCCTTTACGAGTTTGTCGATAGACGAGCCTCGATTGCTCTTTAGATTTGCAAATGACATATATTTTCTCCGTATTGCATTGTATTTACTGAATTATCCACTTTATACATAATTATAGTATATATTATAACACAAAATCAGCCTATTGTAAAGGCTTTTTTCACTATATTAATATATTTGTCCCGATCGAATTTTACGAACGGTTCATACTTTGTTATTTTTCTAGAAAGATCTGGCCAAAAGATTGTTTCGGTTATTTTCTTTCCTTCCCAATATACAAAGCTTGTTAATGCATTCATGATAACTAATGTTTCCAAGGTTATCTCTTCATGCATCCACTTCTCGACGATCTTTGGTGCTTGGTTATTAGGCCCAGCTTGCAAAAGTTCGTCAAAAGAATATTCCTCTGCTAACTTATTTATATCAGCTTGAAATGTTCTTGTTAAAGATTCGTGAATTTTCTTATGTTTAGTGTAGTATCTATCCTGCATTTCAGTGATATACTTTACGTCCTCTACAAAATTGTATACATAAAAATTCATTAAATCCTTTTGATTCTTCGCCAACTTAGCAAAGAAGTATTTATCCTTTCGTTTAAAGAAAGAATTAGGCGAAGCATTAGTCTTAAAGTTATACTTTACAGCATCATAACTACCTTCAAAGTGTAGCTTTAATGCATTATATAACTTATAAGACTCAAAGGGATCCATGGTTATACCATTACTCCTTCGTATAGTGACTCTACATCCTCAATTTCACCTACCACTTCAGCAAGGTTTTGCTTATGGTAAATCTTAGCCATCTTGCGTAGATGCTTCTTATCAATCTCCACTTCTTCAGCACAGAGGTTGACTGCTTCTTTGATGAATTCTCGTTCAGCATCCATCCGTGTCATAGAGTTCGAAATCTCTTCGATACATCCTTTAATACGCTTTTTATCTTCGTCACTTGACGGTATAATTACATTACTCATGGTTTCTCCTATATTGGTAGTGTATTTTTCTTTAAACCTCTAATGAGGTTTAAGCCTTCTGCTTCAACTTCTAATTTTGATTTAAGAGCTGGTGACATAAGCTTTTTGATCTGCCTATAGTCCATACCTCTTTCCTCAATTATATAAGTCATTGAGTCTATATAACTCATGCCATTCTTTACAACACAAGCTTCAACAGCTTTTGTAAACCTTTTTTTGGTCATTATTTTATGATCTAATTCTTTCATACATTTTATAGTACTCTTAATAGAATACAGTCTTTGTTAATCCTACCAGTGGGTTTCTTAACTTTGGTAGTAAGATTTGATAGCAATTTGTCTATTTGCTTTTCAGTCTTAGTTAATATCTGAGGAAGCACATCTTCTGGCTTTCTCAATGTAGTACACATGGATAGTTTTTCTTCCCATTGGTGTACTGTTGAACCTTTTACTTCGAACCCTGTAGCAGAATCATTGACATACATGTGTATGACTTTGTTCTTGGTATTGTATACAAACAATTTGTTTTTACCAGGTATCATAACTGGATTGATTGACACTAATTTATTAATGTCATCTCTTACCATATAGTTAAGCTTTTCAACCTGCTTATCTGAGGCTTTAATCTTTTTAGCCTTAGGTACTTTAGTTACTTTATTATTAGTTTTTAGTGTATTAATATCTTCGAAGATCTTCTCCATAGTGGTAAGCATCTTCTTAAGGTTACCCTTTTTAATATGACTGTATGCTTCTACAGCCTGATCACACCTTTTGTGATAAGCGTCTGATACTACATCATACTCAAATTGAACTTTATCCTTAAAAATATTGATACCAGATCCTTTGATCTTATGAGTCTGCAGTAAACTATAGGTAGGAAATTTAATCTTATCAAAGTTACCATCCATCCATTCATCTACAACCATTTCATCAAAGTCACTATAAATTGTTTCCATGACTTTAGTACGCATTCTTTCTTGAATGGGTATAACCACCTTAGGTGGAGTTGCTGCGATTTCTTCTAGTACTTCGTATCCTTCAGCTAGATTTTGCTTTAGCCTTTTAGTAATACGATCCATGACGCTATCTTCTTCGTCTGGTTTACCCATCCTATTAAGAGGGAACCCAGCGTTATGCATGCGGCATGCGTTACCAACACCTGAACTTACTTTCCAATCCGGTAGTTTCTTAAGAGCTTTAATATCGTCTTTAGAAAAGTTAAGCACATCTTGTGCGAATTGAATAATTATTGGTGCATTACTCTTAGGGTTATGAAAGTAATTAAACCAGTTCGAACCATTTGAGTATTCAAGATTAAGTTTATTGTCAGGTATTTCTGTACCATGCCAATTAGGTTCATTACCTAGAAATTTGTCCTCTAAACTGGGACCACGTCTTTTTATTTTAGCCATATTAACTCCTTGTTAAAGATATATTATAACACAGTTTGCGTGTAATGTAAAGGATTATTTTAAAAAAAGATGGCTCCCACTTTATCCCCGCTTTAGATAAGGAGTTAATTTGGGGAGTGGGAGCCGAAAACATTAAAGCTTTTTGATTTCCATGACATAGTTTTCTGCAGCGTTTTCTGCATACATCTCGTTATGTCCTTTATAAAGTTCGTCTACTAACCATAGACCATCTTTATAGAATCGTGTTCCAAAGGTTCCATCTTCAGTAATAAAAGTTACTGCTTTTAGACCAAGAGTTTGATCTGTATATGTAGACAGAAGTTTGTCTGCTATCTGCATCATGTGTTATTCCTCATATAAGAGTCAATCAAAGCTTGGCCTTTTAAAGCTTCACCAAATGTGTGTATAAGCTTACCATTTTTATATCTTTGAATGACTCCATTATTAAATTCTTTGTCAGTGACAGCACTATCAGCAGTGTCTTCAGGACGATCGTCATAATACATTGAATTTATTTTGTGCGAATGTATAGTTCGTATTCCTTTCGCCCATTCTTCTGCATTAAGCAAATTTCTTTGCCTTTCTACTACTTCGTCATGTTCACTCATGATAGTTGTGCCTCCACTAATTTTTTGACTTTATTTTTACTGTACCAAAGTCCTGAGTACATTTGTGATCTACCGTCAGCCCACTCGACGTAGTACCTTTTATATCCATAAGGCCTTGCTATATAGATAGTACAATCGCCGTAGTTGATCATGACTTCTCTCACATCATTTCCATGATTCTTTTATGTTGAGCAGCAATCTTTTCAGCTTGAGTAAGAATCTTAGCTTTTTGTCGCTCTTCGCGATTCCAAGTCTTTGGGGTTACTACTTTGTTGTTTGTCTTAGACATATTTTTGCACTTCCATGTATTTTTCTACTGGTATTAATTCAACGAACTTTCTTCGAGACTTCTCGAATTGCTTCATTGGCTTACTGAATTCGACGTATTCGCCTCCTCCAGATTTCTTATAGCCAACTAAGTGGCCATGAGGGTTTAAAATGTATACGTGATTTGGAACGTGATGTCCCACTTCATCCCAAGAGGTTATTTCTTTAAACGCTCTTAGTTCAGATTTTATAGACATATACATCCATCCTTTCTGCTGCTGGCAATGGTAGTGATTGGTCATACGCCCTTGGGTGTCTACCTGCACTAATTGCGGCTGAAGTCCTAGGACCTCTTCCTTGGCATTTAACTCTATACCTAGGCGAATGACTAGGGAGATCAGATGACCATCCACTATTAAATCGATATCGGTTAATCCTATCGGTTTCTTTAGCCATTTTGTTAATAGCTTTAATTGTATTTCGAACTGTTTGAAGTTCTAGCATATCACCTGCTGAAGCAGTGTGAGCGGTCATTACGTAAGAATCAGATGATCTCATTAGTAGTCTCCGTCAGCCATTTTGTTTGCGTTATAAGCATCCATATAAGATGAATCAGCTAAGAACCTCGCAGTATTCTTTTCAGAATAATACATGTTTTCTGGTGAATTGAATTCTAAAGAACCTGGCGCTTGTTTGCCAGCTTTCTTAACAGAAGCTGTAAGCTTTTTATGAAGCTTCATTTCAGCTTTCTTTTCTGCTTTACGA